AGACTCAAAAGAAGTGTAGTCGGTGGCTCCTGCTTTCACCCCAATGAAGCTCAAATGCTCCAAAATATAGGATGGACGTTCATTAACAGGAACATGCTTGATGAATTCTGGATTTTTGTAAAGCTCATCTTCAATTGCAGAAATGATCGGGCCAAAGAGTACTTTGAAAAAGTCTGACCTGGAGTAAATACCCCGGCCATGTTTGTACTCAGTGTACGATTCATCCTTCATGAAGCACTTTACAATGCGGTAAATTTCGGGTAAAGCCAGGAGTGCCATCCTGTCTTTAACTTCACGGAGCTCAGCCTTACGCCACTCCGGATAGTCCCTACTATCCAGCCAGACATCGAAATCAAGTTTCTCAGTCAGGATGCTAAGCGGTTTACAACGTTTCCTCAACCACTTAAGCGAATATTCACCAAGACCGCGCAACCACACCGGATCCGGTTTGGGCATTTCCACAGCCATCCTTTTCAAACCTCCGCAGAGCATAGTCTTCGGATCTTGGTTATCAGGATGGGGTAGAGTTGCCCCAATGCAAATTGGTCCCATAGATACCTTCATTGGCTTTCTGGTACAGTTCTTAAAGTCATCGAAGAAGTTTCGATGAAGCCCTATTGTCACCTTGCCAGGTCGCGGAATCTGGAGATCCAGATCCATGACACGGTAACCATAGGCCACAAGCCTCAGATTTCTACGGGAAGCGGAAAATCCAAAGGTCGAAGCCTTCGGACTTTGTCCATGAACATATGATAGCAGAACACAGATGTCTCCAATCTAACAAACACATTATCGAGCACTTTGGATCTATCCTCATTCACAGAATGTAGTGCTTTCAGGGTTTGATTGATTCGGAGCCACATGGTCTTCTCAGTTGTATTCAACGAGACGACACCACTGGTGGCCAACTGCGTGACCAACTGAAGAGAAACCGTTATTCTCTTACTACAGTAGAGTCCGCGCTCAAAGTCCAGGGACATAAATCTCCACCCGTTATTAGGATCAAAGATTGCCGTTAGCAAAACTATAACTGGTTCTGGGAGGTAAGAAAGGATGTCAGTACGATAGGTTTTAGTAACCCTCATCCTGGCATAGCCCACCTCCATGTGTTTAAGTTTGGAGACAGCTACAAGATCAGGCCTTCCATCAAGGACGGGATCATCCAAGATTTCAAGCACCTCGTAACAGATATACTCACCTGATGCCTTTTGGATCGCTTTGATTATTATAAAAGCAAACGCGCAGGCCATATAGGTCCTGACGACCCAGACACCAAATAAATATTCAAACGGATTACAGGTGAAGTGATACTCCTCAGTCTGATAAAGCTCACCATCCTCCCTAACGCCAAATTTGTAAATTTTGGACTCATAAACATAATCTAAGTCCTCCTCACAAATTCCGGGATCTGTGGCTTTATGCAAAGTCTTGATGAAGTAAAGAATAGCTTTAGCTATTAACTGATTGCCAATAATTCTGATGGCAGAATTCAAAATTTCATGTCTTCTAAAGTAATAGATCACATTCAAGGTGACATACACCATGATGTAACTCCAGTAAGGCATGTAAAGTGCAACAGTTGGGCCAAAGCGAAAGAGTGGTCTGCCAAAATATACACAACCAAGAAATGCGAGGTAAGCAAACACGAAGTAATCTGCGAGTCTCATGGTCTTACGATACGAAACCTCCTCGGGTTTTGTGTATCTGAAATACCAGAGTTTCCCACTCCACTTGGAGAAATCGATTCTGTCAAGTGGTAGATCCTTCTTTTCTTCCACCTCTGCTGGAGCGCCTCGTTTGTCGTCAGGAGCCTTTCCATTACTGGAGCGGCTTCCCCGCTGTTTACGCGAAGAGCGTCGACCACGAGGGCTTGAAGATCGGCTTTGACTCGATGTTGAACTAGAATCTTCCTCCATGCTATCGCGGACATCAGAATTTGCATTCTCTTTGGCGATGGCGTCGAGCAAAGCTGCTTCAAGTCGTTTGGTAGAATGTCGTTTGCTCCCATTTTTAGAAGAAATAGAAGGCCTCCCGTTCTTACTTCTTCGATTTCGATCTCGCTCTTGGGTGTGATTTCGAAATCCACCTTCGCGTGAATCTCGAGCATGTCGTCCCCCTCCAGAACGATCCGTGTCTCTGCCATTCCTTCTAGGGCTTTCACGGCGAGAACCTCTCTTATCTTTCTTCCCATGTGTTCTTTCCACAGTTCGACTGTCTTCTCTTCGAGGAGATGAATCACGTCTACGCCGATCACTGTGTACTGGGATTTCTGGAGAGTTGGATACAGATCTTCGAGTACTTCTTGAAGACTTGTGTAGCTTGTCTTCTTCCTTTCCTCTTCTGGACGAGGGGGTATTTTGAGGAGATGGGGATAGAGAATCTCCTCTATTCGCCTCTTTCTTGGGTTGGCGTTGCCTCCCTGTGTCTGGTTGGCGTTGCCTCCCTGAGGCTGGAACTTTTTCTGCATCTTCCGCAGATGCATCAGAGGCCCATGATCGGGGCTTTCTAATCTGGTCAGGAGCCACTTCCACTGGCTCAGGAGCAAGGTCAAAAGGCTTTTCCATATCAAAGACCGACAGTTTCGAAATCGGCACTGTCATTAACCCAGAGACAAAGTCACGAACACTCTCAAAGTCCTAAACATTGAGTGTATGTTCTATCCGGGATCCGATTTCAACATAGATGTTTACACCCTGATTTATCGTACTCAACTCTTTCCTTGTGGTTGGCTCTGGAAGCTACCACCTTAGTTATTTCAACCACAATCCGAGTTAGTTCTTAGTACAGGATTTTACCATCCGTTGTCTTGAAGTAGACATCCCCTAATACTTACGGAAACGGCTCGACGTAAGGGTGCCTTTTCGGGGTACTTCAAAACTAACTCCAGGTTGACAAGACCTGGAGATGATATGTCCGGGGCTCAGGATGAGTTTAAGGTCTGAACACAACTCATCTCCAAGGTTCATAAGATTGAACGTTTCTGGGTACCCTGAAGCACTCGAACCCTGACTGCGGGACCACATGCTCGAGAAACCGGATCACAAATCCGGAAACGAGAGACATATAGTCCTGGTTCGCACCTACATGCAGTTATGCCCCATAGCCAGGGCGTGCCTCAGGATAGAATTCCCAGTATCTCTTCAAACCAGAGAGACTTAAAACCCTGTGTTCTCACCCATTAACTGCTGAAGTGGTTCCTTGTCTAAGGGATTGCACTCCAGGTCAATGGTTAGCCGCCCGACCGGTTTCCATCGGGTGGGTTCCAAATTTATTGTCATGGAACATTCATTAACCTAATGAACAAAGGGGAAAGGTGTTTTCATTCTAGAATCCAGCCAGCTGTTCAGCTGGTGGTGAACATGAGGAACCTAAGGTATTAGGGCAGGTAGGAACTGTGGGTTGCAGCGCCTTTGGTACACCTAATAGTTTAAGCTTAAGTCAATCATGAGCCAGACTCCACCCATTGAACGGCCATCTCGAAGAAACCCTATGCAACCAAGACATAGATGCCTCAACGAGATCCGTCAGGTGCTGACTGACTGGATTCGTAAAACCTAG